GCCGTGATTGAGTCCGGGACACTCGATATCAAGCGCGGTACTGCACCCATCTTTACGCTGGGACAGCAGGGACCGTATAACAACTGGGCCGGACCCGTGGATGTGACGGGCACCCTGGTGTTTGTAATGGAGGCAGGAGAGACCAACTATGCGAACGCATTGACGCGCGATCCGCAACAGTTGATTCTTCAATTCACTGATCCTGCGACCAATAACTACGTGCTATTCCAGATGGATTCTATCCAGTTAGAGGATCCTATAATGGAGCAGGGGAAGGCGTTCATATCTCTCAATACAAAGTTCACTGCACTGTCGAACACTTCGAATCAAACCTCCGGGGGATTTAGTCCTATTACGACCGTAACCTTGAATGCCGTGAGTGCCGCGTATTAGCCATTGATTTGGCAACGTTTCTTTGTCTGGTGAAGACGTAAGGCCCGCGGGCCTTTGAATGGGCCAGCGCCACATGGACATATTGATGGGGTTTTATCCTCGGATGCTTTGGCCAGTTTTCCGCTGACTGCGATTTTGTTTCTCAGCGCGTCATTGTTGGCGTACACGTCCGTCAGGTGAGTGGGCCATTCTGCCAACTCTTCAGGCGAATGGGTATAAGGACAGAAACGACCCAGGTGAATCCCCAGTCCATGCTTACCGTTGAATGGTCCTGCGCCACACTCGCACATTAGTTGGTCTTTTGGCGTGCTATGTTTGTGCTGCTTATGCGCGGCCAATCCCGCTGCACCAATGAACGGGCCAGCGTTGCACTCCGGGCAATCCATTGGTTGTGGATCATGATCGTAGCGGCTATGTGTGGCTAGTCCCCAGACACCGGCAAACGGTCCTTTGCCGCACTCCGGGCACATTTGATCCGAGTGGTCTAGGGTCGCAATCCATCCAGAGATAACCTGCCCCATACGCTCGCGCTCGGCTGGATCACTGAACCGACGCATCTGTCCAGCACGTTTGCGTTCTGCGATGGTTGGGTCTTCTTTGTGGATGCGTTTGACCGTTTCTGATAATGCACTCCGCTGTTCAGGAGTGAAGCGATAGCCAGCAGAACCGCTTTCACCGCCATCGCTGGCGTTCAACAACCGGAGTCCCATCCTGCGTCCGGTCGCAATCCAATAGATTTCACGCTCAGCGAGTTCTGAGTTGGCTACCGTCTCCAGCGGATGGACCACGGGCTCAACGTCCTGTGCCAGCAGTTTGCGCACCCAAAGATCGCGAGGAGTCCGACGATCTGTGGTTCGGGCATGACTGATATGTGCACTTAGCCGTTGTCGGATCGGAGTAGTCGTCTGCCCGATGTACCGACAGTTCTCCCATGCAAGCGACTTGCGTGGATCAAACAACCCATAGATGACGCCCATGATGCGATTTTACATCCCGGCGCCATCCACATGCAACATTGGCCCCAAAACAAAGGACGGCCTCAATGGAAAACTCGTCACTGTTTAGCCGACGCGGACATGCGCGACGCAAGGTAGATTTCCGTCCGGATGCGGACCCGAAGTCTCCCTTCGCGCAACTGCGTCGGCTATCGGTGTATCTACAGGAAAGTGTCCCACCGCAAGACGACATTACCGACTGTCCAGACGCACTAGACGCCCTTCGTGAGTATTCCTATCGCAAGATCTTCACCGGGACGTCACATGAGGACTTTGTCCGCCTGGATCAGACCGACCCCGAAGCTATCGACTGGCTTGTTGCAATACATGAAGCAGAAACGAGCGCCCACAACGCTCGTCGTACCCGCTAACCACAAAAAAAGGAACCCACAATGCCCACCATGATCCCACTGCCCGATGGGCAGACTGCGCTCTTGCGCGACTCCGCAGAACTCTCTAATCGTGACGTCAAGACGCTTCGACGTGCTGCCCGCAAGGTCGGGACCGTCGGTCAGAAGCTCCGCGAGATGGGCCTAGACGACCTTCGAGATATGCCAACAGATGGCATCGAAATGTCCGAAGAAGCTCAGCGCAAGGCGATGGAAATCCTGGCCAGCCTGTCGGACGAAGAGGACGACTCGCTCGACTTGTTCCAGCGCACGTGCGTTGTAGTCCGGTTGCACGCGTGGTCGCTGGATCTGCCGCTTCCCACTACGGTGGACGAGGTCGACGATCTGCCCCGTCCGATCTATGGCGTGCTCACGACCGAAGCAGCCAAGCTGGACCTCAATGAGCAGTTCGGCTTGGACGGTGCCACAGACCCAAAAGCGGATACCGCAAGCTCAAGCGACTCCGAGACGCCCTCGGAGGTGGCCTCCTCCTAGAACCACTCGATCCGGAGATCGAAGATCTCTACCGGGCCTACGCCTACTGCAAACTCTTTAGTTGCTCCATAGCCGAGTACGAAAGCCGTCCATTCATGGAGTCTATGTGGCTGCTTGAAATAGACAAGACATACAACGAAGCCGTTCGCATCGCCGAAGAAAAGGCAGCGAACCAGCAGAGGTAGGTGGCGATGGGCGAGCTACGGATCGAGTGGACGGGCGTAGCGGACGCCATCGCAGCGTTACGGGCATGGGGGGAACGCGAACAGGCTGCCACGATCGTGGGGGTCGGAGACGCCGGTTCCCACTATAAGCGTATGGCGGTCGGGGCGTTTCAGGGAGCCCATCCACCTGGCTACCCCCACGAAGGTGGGGATCGTCCAAACCGAGCGTCCGGCCAGCTCCAGGCGAGCATCACACCTTCGCCAGTCGCCATGACCGGACGGGGACGTTACGAGATACTGGTGGGGCCGACCGCCATTTACGGTCGCATTATTGAACTGGGTGGACGCATTACACCGCAGCACGCCTCCATGTTGAGTTGGTTCAGCCCGTGGTTAGGGAGACGCATGTACAAGCACAGCGTTACGTTACAGGAAGGCGGCTGGCCCTATATGAAGCCGGCACTTGACGCCTTTATCCCACGCATGAACAGCCTCTTTGAGGACCAGTGGGCAGGAGCAATCAATGGATAGTGAGCGCGGCTTTCGTAGATGTGCGCGGTGTGCCCAGGACTTTCCTTTGTCCGAAAATGTATTCTATGTCTTTCCTGCTGGGAAAATAGATTCGTATTGTAACTCGTGTCGGAACATCATGAAACGTGAACGCCGCACCAGGGACCCGGAGAAAACCAGAGAGAGCACAAGACGCTCGGTCACCAAGTTTCGTCTCAATAATCCGGAATATTATGAGGCGTATCAGCGCCAATGGGCCGCGGAGAATCCAGATAAAGTGGCAACCTACAGGGATCGCCAAATAGAAAAGAACCGCCTTACGAACTTCCGCGTAAAAAGTAAATACGGCATCACGCCCGATCAGGTCGAGGGACTGCGAGAGTTCCAACAAGGGCTGTGCCCCCTTTGTGAGAAGCCTATTTGTAGATTTCCTACAGAGGGTGAGCGCAAAGAATTCATTGACCACGACCACGCAACTGGATACGTACGCGGTCTGCTATGTCCGCAGTGCAACTCATTTTTGGGATGGCTGGAAAAGCGACGAGACCGCATAACAACGTATCTTGATACACCCCCGGCTGCCCAAGTGGGAATCAAATGCACGACCCCACGGCTCCAGGAAGATGCGCGTCGGCTGCGAGGCGATAACTAATGGCTGAGTATCTCCCTCCGGTAGTCGCACAGCTCACTGCTGACATTGGGGACTTTCTCACCAAGATTGCCGAAGCCCAGGCGGCAATGGACTCGCTTGAAGGCAAGACGGTTGGCATCGACGTCGCAGAATCGTTCACGGCAGTCGATACGGCCATCGGTGACGCTACGAACGAAGTCCAGAACCTCGCAAACTCCTTCGATGCAGCCGACACGGCCGTCGGTGACGTTGCCGACGAAGTGCAGAATGTCAAGGAAAAGCTCCTCACCATTGAAGACCTGCGCCCGTGGGACTCCATCAACTCCAGCGCGGCCATTACGCAACTACGTCTCTTGGATGCCGAGATTGCCAAGATAAAGTCGGACGCCACTATTGACCTCGTAATAAACAGCGACGAAGCACTGACGGACCTAGGTACCGTCCAGGAAAAGCTCCTCACGATGGAGGACCTCCAGCCATGGGGTTCCGTCAACGATAGCGTGTTCCAGGCACAAATGGCATCCATTGATGCGACGTTGGCCCAGACTAAAGCGAACGCGGTTGCCACCAATGCAGAACTGGTTCTTGCTGAAAGCGGGGGGGAAGGCGGTGGCGGAGGGGCTGCTGCTGGCGTTGGAGGGGCCGGAGGTCCTCTTGCTCACTACGCATGGCCACAACCCCTCTTTGCCCAACACGTTGGCACCGATCAGAGCATGACCTCTTTGGGTGTTGGCGCCGACGTGAAAGTGACCACTGAGCGAGGACCAACGAACGAGCCGCGTCTTGCATGAATTTTGCAAATTGGTGCGCTTCACGCGGGTCAACGAAAGCCGGGCGCGTGGCTCAAATTGGCGCTGGCGCCAACATTCGGTCGCCTGGCGGCGGGCGAGTGATGCTACGCACACTTCGACATGCTGCGGCGTCGACGCTCCCCCGCTTTGAGTCGCGTTGCGTGCTAGCCCACGTCGGGGACGTCTGCAATGGGTCGCACTGTGTCACTCAGACCGCCTTGACGCCAGTGTGGCCGATGCCTAGCGACGGGCCCAAGGCCGCGGGCGTACCTCGGCCCTAAGTGGCCACCCGCTGCGCTTGCTCGAACGGCAGCTCTAGAACCAGACGGGTCTGGACAGCTACCGACACAGACGCTCTACATGTCGTTTATTCCTGGCAGAGGTAGGCATTGCCGCTCGCGTTCGGAGTTTCACCATCCTGGATCGTGAGCCAGACGATACGATTGGCGCCCATGTCAGCGGCCTTTCCGCGCGCCGCATTCTCGGCGTTCTGCACAAAAAAACCCTGGCCGGTCACAGTGCCGAGAAACTTGCATCCAGAGACCATCAAAGTGTCTGCGACCTTCACGCGCAGCTCGCTTGCAGTCGGCATTGTCATGCATGAACAGAGGCCTGCACAGAGAATGACCACGATGGCTACACGATTCAT